ACTGAATTTGACGAAAGTAGTTTGAAAGGGAAATGTTATGTTGGTATTGATGTAGGCAGAACAAATGATTTAACTTCAATCGCTGTTATGGTTTTAGTAAATGATGTATTTTATTTAAAGCGAATTGAGAATTTAAAGAATGTGAATTTCCAATCACAGAAAGAAATCATTTCAAATATTATCCATACGGAAAATGCAGAAAAGGTTTTAATTGACAAAGGTGCAATTGGTTTTCAGTTAGCTGAAGATTTAGAAAAGGATTTCGGGCAGGTCGAGGGCGTTCATTTCAATACAAACTATAAAAACGAATTAGTCACAAATTGTAAAAAGAATATGGAGCAGGGAAACTTTAAAATGAATGAGGATAGGAATTTGATAAATGATTTTCACAAAATCAAAAGAAGTGTTACAGCTTCTAATCAAGTGAACTTTGATTCCGTAAGAGATAAGCAAGGACATTCAGACAGGGCGTGGGCGGTTATGCTGGGTATGTTATGTGCAAAGAGTAGCACTGAAATAAAAATTAGTTTTGTATAAACTCAAATAAATAATTATGAAAGTAACGAACACAATAAAATTTGCAGTAGCCAAAGGCATTGTAACTATCTACAACAATGACAAAGTTGTTACACAAATTGACAAAGAGTTTTTAAAATCAATTTCAAAGCAATTAATTATTTTTCTTAAATCAGATTTATTAAATAAATAATAGTTGTTATTTTAAATTTAAATTGTATATTTTTGTATGAGTAAAGAAGTAAATTTTAACGTGCCTAATGTTTCTAAGGTCGAACTTAGCGTTAAAGTTCAAAAGAAGTTTGATTTAATTTGCAAGGAAACAGGCACAGGCTCAATCACAGTATATGTTAATGATAATCAGGTATGCGATATTATTGTTTCAGTAAAAGAAAAATTAATCAAAAAGTAATATGTTTGAGTATCCGACAAAAGCCCCGTATAGATTAATCATAGCAGATGATAAGCTGGAAGAGGTCATAAATGACATAATAGATTTTATCCCTGTCTACGAAAAACGGAATAGCAATTTGAATTTAAGAAGTTCTACAGAAAAAGAAATATCATTGTTAAAAGACTTTCTAAGGGATTACAAAGTTTACAATCTTTAAACCGATCTTTCCATAAGTTACATTAAATAATCTAAATTTTAAAACGGATTATAAGACATTATTAAGTTTAATGTTTTGTAATCCGTTTTTTTTATGATAAAATTAATTAAATCAAAATTGGTAGAGTTTATAAAATCAAATATTACTTTGACAGACTACTCTACTTTCAATAAAACATTCAGCGAATATTTCAACACAAACTCATCAAACAAAAATCAAGTAAGTTGGATTTATGATTGTGTTGATGTATGGGGAAAACATTTTGCGGGTGTAAAATTCAGATTATACGAAACTGTAAATGATAACCCGGAAGAAGTTATGCGACATCCAATAAATGATATGTTCGTAACCCCGAACCAATTTCAAACTTGGTGGGAAATAAAATATAGAATTGCTCAACACTTTGCATTTTACGGGAATGCTTATTTATATAAACTCCGCAATGGGTTAAATTTGCCTATGGGCTTGGTGCAATTACTGCCAAACAATTTGACATTGCTAATGAACGCTGACGGTTCATATTATTATTCATACAATACAGGCGATAGAATGGTAAGACTGGCTTATAATGATGTGATTCAATTGAGATACCCTGATCCTGATAATTTATTTCAAGGCAGAGCAATAATAAAAAACATTGCAAACGAAGTTGAAGTAAATCAGTTTCAATCCGCTTATCAGAAAGAATTTTATAAGCAAGGCGGGTTTCTTGGTCAGATATTTACAACTGACCAAACTATGTCAAACCAAAGTTATGAACGGGCACAAAATATGTTAGCTGGCAGATACGCCGGCGGGGTTACTAATTCATATAAAACGGGCATATTCGATCAAGGATTAACGCCAATCAGTTCACCATATTCCATAAAAGATATGGACATAGTTAATTTGAAAGATTCAAACAGAGATGAAATTTGTGCAGCTTTTCAGGTTAATAAATTTATGTTCGGAATGGCAGAGTCAATTAACAGAGCAACTGCACAGGAAGTAACTTTGCAATTTACAAGCGGAGTTATTGAACCGATAATGGATTACTTTGATGATGTTTTGACTAAGAATTTAGCTATGGAATTTGGCAAAAGTTTGTATATAAAGCACGATAACACTTCACCACGTGACCAAGAGGGTGAATTAGCTTGGTATAAATCAATGACAGATATGGGTGCAATCACAGCAAATGAAATCAGAGAGTTTGAGGGCTTGGATATAATCGATATTGAGTATATGAATTACCCTATCGATTTGAACAGCAAGAACCAAAATACAAAAGAAAATCAAACAGTAAATTAAAAGATTATTTAAAATGGAAAATTTAGAATTTTTTGAAATTGAAGATTGTAAAGCTGAAAAGCTAAAATCAGAAAGAGCAATCACGCATTATATTTCAACGCCTGCGGTTGACAGAGGTAAGGATATTGTTAATCCAAAGGGTATGGATTCAACTGACTTTGAAAAAACAAAGACGGTTTTTTATAATCATAATTATGATAAACCGATTGCTAAAAATTTATGGGTTAAGCGAACTGAAGACGGTGTGAAAGTTAAGACAGTATTCAGTGAAACTCCGTTTGCAAATGATATTTATACTTTACACCAAGAAGATATAATTAAAACTTGGTCAATCGGTTTTGATGTTCCGAGAAAGTCAGGCAGATATTCCGAACCCGTTGACGGGGCTATAACACTTGATGACAAATCAGGAATAAGAACAATTAACAAATGGATATTACTTGAATATTCTTCAGCCCCTTTGGCAATGAACCCAAATGCTTTAGACTTGGCAAAGAATATAAAATCGTATATGAAAACTGATGAAGTTAAATCTGTAATTGAATTGTTTGAATATAAATCGGAAATACAAGTTATCCTTGATGATCAGGCGGAAGAAATTGAGAGTATGAAAATTCTTTTTGAAGCCTTGAAAGAATCGAAATCAGAAAATTCAAATCCCGAAATAGAAAATTTAGCAAAAGAAATACTTGAAATAAAAACACAACTTGCCAAAAAGACAGCGGAGAGTTTAGCGAAGCCAAAAAGAATTTCCAATAAAGAAATTGCGGAAATGGTTAGTAGAGAACTTAGCTTTTTAACAGGCATAAGAAATTAATTATTAAAAAATTAAACAATAAAAAAATGGATGAAAAAGATGTTAAAAGATTAAATGATCTTTTAAGAACTCCGGCGGAGAAATTAACTGATACTGACAAAATCGAGTTAAATAATTTGCAGGAAAAGAAAGAATTTCAAAACGAAATCAAAGGGGCTATTGAAACTTTCTTTAAAGATTCGCCGCTTTTAAAAGCACAAAACCCTATTGACATTGCTGCAAAAAAAGAATCTGAATTATTGTTAAATCCTAACTACGCACTTTCAAAAAGGCTGGTTGGTATGTATAACAGAAATGAGGAAATGATTAAAGCAGCAGACCCGGTTTTAGTAGCAGACAATGATGACGCAGGTGGTTATTTAGTTCCGGCAATAACTGAAAACAAGATTTACGAAATGATCCCGACTTTCGGGCAAGCGAGAAAGTATATGTCGGTAATCCCTATGGGTGGCGGAGTTTTAAGACTCCCAAAAGAAGGCACATTGCCTACTTGGGCTTGGGAAACCACAGGGTCAGGTGAAAATGTTGCTATCGGGGCAAGTAAACCAACGTTTGGGACTAATACACTAACTCCGGCTAAGGGTAAAGCTATTGTAGTTTTATCAACTGAAATGTTGAATGACCCTAATGTCAATGTTGGCGCTTATGTAATTTCTAAAATTGCGCAGGCAAGAGGGACAGGCGAAGATTCTCAATTCTTTGCAGGAACTGGCGCACCGTTTACAGGTGTGTTTGCAACAGCGAATACTTACGGGGGCGAAACAAGCCTTGCATCCACTAATGTATTTACTTACGGGAAAGTTGTTGATACAGCTTACGCAATTGATCAAAATTATGCAATGGGGGCGGCTTGGTATGGTTCAAGAACTGTAGTTGCGGCTTTAAGAAAATTAGCCGATGATCAAAACAGACCGCTATGGTTAGACCCGTTCGGCGGAAATCCGGCTCAAATGTTAGGTTACGATTTCAATATAATTGAAAATGCACCGTCAAATACAAACGGCGATAATAAACCTGTTTTATTATTTGGTAACTTAAAGAACTCGATTATCGGCGATGTTATCGGTGGTGGATTCACAATCAAGATACTGACAGAGGCAACAGTCGCTGGAACTTCTCTTGGCGAAAATGACTTGGTTGGTATAAGAGTAACAGCAAGAACAGGATTCACAGCAGGGCTTACTTCAATGTATTCTGCTTTAAGGCATCAAAACACATAAAATAACTTTAAATGAGTGAGAATAAAATCTCGCTCATTTAATATTTGTAAAACAAAAAATAAAAAAAATGAGATATATAGCAACCAGTGATTTTAGATCACTAACAGGAAAAGAATTTAAGAAAGGTGATAAAGTGCCTAATGGTGATGCTACGGGTATGATGAAAAATTTAAAAGAAGTCGATGAAGAATATAATGACTATGTAGAAGTTGCACCGGAAGCAAACAAAGTAATGACAACTAAAGATTTAAAAACTAAATAAAAATAATTAAATGAAAAATATATTAATCGTATTTCTTTTTATTCTATGCTTTGCTGGTATTGCAAAGTCACAGGATCAACAAGAAATCCTAATCACAGCCGGTGACACTACGGAACTTGTAAACATTCCGGCAAATGTTAAGCAATGCTTTATAACTGTTTCGGATTCAACTTTGGCAGGCGTAGATACAATATGGGCTTATGCTAAGACAGGAGCGGCTATTCCGTTATATTCACCTATTGCTGTTCATAGTTTGAATGCAACTGCATTAACTACTTATGTAGCACAACCAATGATCCCTACAAACGGTTTAACGGTCACATACAGCTTTGATGTTGCATACTTTCCGGGCGGTCAGATTTGGTTTTCAAGAAGTAATACCGGAGCGTCAACTTATCCGAACAAGACAAGAATAAATATTAACTTTAAATAAATTTTGGGAGTGTCTTTAAGCAAGGCACTCCTGATTATAAAATGATTACCTTACAAGAATTTAAAGATTACATTCACATTACCGAAACTGACAATGATTTGATATTGCAGGGTTTTATAACTACTGCGATTTCACAATTAGAATCAATGTGCAATCGTAAATTTATAGATGACTTACGGACTGAATATTTATACCATTGCATTTACGATAAAAGAATTTATTTAAAGAACGGGAATATAAATTCAGTAGTCAGTGTAAAATATTGGTATGATGATGAGTATGTAACAATCTTAGAACCGGCAGACGCTTTATGCGATGTTGTCCAATGCAGAGAAGATTTTATTTATTTGGTGAAAGGTTATTCATTGCTTGGTAAGGATGTTGAGATAGTTTATAATTCCGGTTACAAATTCCAAACAGGGACGGGAACGGTAAATATAGTTTCGGGCAGTAAAGATATTACAGGCGTAGGAACTTATTTCACTGATGAAATAGCGGTTGGTGACTATGTTTTAATTAACGGGCAGAGGATAAAAGTTTCTGTAATTAATTCAGCGACTTCAATGACTTTAGAAAGTGCAATGTCAGAAACGGAAAATTATTTATCATTCAACATTTCAAACGTGCCGGAAGATTTAAGGCAGGGTTGCAAAGAACTTTCAGCTAAGCTATACTATGATTCAGGAATAGGCTTAAATGCTTTGATAAAATCAAACGAGAGTGTTTCCGGACCTACTTCGGGAACTTCAACGACATTCAAAGAACTGAATATGGATAAAATTGTAAATCAATACAGGTATATAAATATATGAGTATGAGAGAGCAAATATTAAAGCGTGTTGGCGAAGATCTGTTAAACTTCAGAGTTGGTAACGGATATGAGTTAGACTATGTAAATTTTGTAAAAGGAAATGACATTGACGCAAAGAATTTTCCGACTGTTTGTTATGATCTGTCAAATGAAACAAGTGAGCAAATAGGTGAATCAATTTATCAGCAAAAAAAATCTACTGATTTAATATTCATAGTTTACGTTTCTGAATACAAAGACAAAAACAAAGGGCGGATTGTTGACATAAGAGAACAGGCTATTAATGATTTGAATAAATTTATTATGCGGAGTGCTTCAATTGCCGGTTACAATACAGACGCTTGGAAAGTTTTAAGATTGGATTTGATAACGACTGAAACAACTTCAGGACAGGGCAGATTATATAATTACAGAATTACAAACATTCAGCATAATACAAATTATGCAGAGGGCAAAGCAACAATTGAATTTACAGTGAGTTTAAATTATTTAGACTTTTCTGATGAAATAAATAATACTTCGATATGAGCAGTTTCAGATTAAGATTAACGAAAGAAGATTCAACGGGTGACATACAACTATTGAAAGGGTATGTTTCCGTTTTACGTGTTTCACCGTTTACTTCAAATACAATTGTTGGCGTTGAAGCAACTGACAACCCCGGCTATTATGATTTTGAGGATGTCCAAACAGGAGTTTTATATCAGCGTTGGAACGGAACTTCATTGAGTAATTTAACAATGGATAAATCCTTTTCGGGTTCTGCAGGTCAGGTTGTGATCGGTTCTTCAGGAACTACGGTTGCAAGTCAATCCGGCAATGTAGTCAGGTTAATTCCTTCAGCGACTTCGGATTTAGCGGGTAAAGTTTACAAAGAAATATCAGACGCTATAACATACTGCGAGTCTATTGCCGATATTGATACAAGAATGACAATTCAAATAGAGGGTGACGGAGTTGGTGGTGATGTTGAAACTGATTTTAATGTATTGCCTGCAACTGCGGGAGTCGGGAATTTAGCGAAATGGATTTCTTATTCAGGGTTAAATAAATCAATGACTTTGACAGTAGTCGCTGAAACTGCAACGTATACAGGTGAACTTGACGACGAAGGGAACAAAGTTAAAATTACAAATCTAAGAATTAACCAAACCGTTCAAAGCATAACTACAACTTTTGAAAACATAGATTTTTCGGGATGTTCGTTCAATGCGGATTTTCCCAACGGAAGTTCTGAAAATTATTATGCTTTTGTCAATTGCAACTTTTCGGATTGTGTTAATGTCAGCGCTACCGAAGCGACATTTGATAGTGCCTGCTCAGGAGTTTTTGATAATAAATTATTGGCAGGCTTAATTGTTGGAACTGATACGCCTTTGACTGTTGTATCTGCGGCTGGGTATGTAACACCGCAAATATTACAGGGGGTTGTTTCAACACTTGCATTAACAACAGGTTTGCTGGAACTCAATACCGTCAACGGCAATTGGTGTGATGTCACAGGGTCAGGCAGTGACGGAGGACTATATTTAATATCAATGACAAACAGAACAAAAGGCACAGAGTTTTATTTAAAGTTTGCAGACTCCGTAATATTGCATTATAGATTCACTCCGACAGGTAACAGCAGAGGACTTACAACTAAGACAGGAGCAGACAGGGTTGTTTCTGCGGGTGAATTAACGAAATGGATTTATGACGGAACTTATGTTCACGAAATAAATATAGCATAAAAAATGATTGATAATCTAAATTATATAATTTAATAAAAATAAACAGAGGGTAAAAAAATGTCAGTTCAAACACAATATATTCAAGATAAATGGAAAGGCAAACTTGCAGTTTTCCTTTTCGATGATGTAACAGGCACTTTAACAACAGCGTCGTTAGTTTCCAAAACTAACTTTCTTGATTATGGTGAAATTGCGGGTTTATCTGTAATGACAACAACGTCAACGGAAGAATTTAAAAATCAAAACGGCGAAGTCGTTGCTTCAGATTCAACATACACAGGCAACACAGAAGCAACTATTATGCAAGGTAGCAAAGAAATAGCTGATTGGAATAGTTACACTGTCAGAGGTAACAGATACATTGAATATTTGTATCTTGGCAGACGGAATGCAAAGGAAATAGAAAGTTTAAGGGTTGTTGAAATTGAGCCGGGTTTAAATTTCACTGCTCCGGGCGGGACTACTTCAATGAAATATAAATCTACTGCAATTGTAAGAAGCACAAATGTGACATTGACAGGCACGCAATTAGGAGATATGAGAACAGCAATAGGACTTTCAAGTTATCCTTATTTAGCAACAACAACAACAATTACAGCAACGCAAGAGGGTGTAATAACAGAATCATAAATTTAAACAATAATCAAAATGGTAAAAGTAAAATTAAACGAAAATTGGAACTACGGAATTAAAGAATATAAGATTGGCGACGTAGTTGAATTGGAGTTAAAAGACTTTGAGCAGTTAAGCAAAGTAGTAAAAATGGAATTAGCCAAAGACAAAGAAGATAAAAAAGAAAAATAATGTCAGAAAAAATTTATACATTTGGCGGTTTAGAATTTCGGACTCAAGAACATAAATTGAAAATTCTGAATATTGCTTCACCGCTTCAAATGTATTTCAAAGATGAAGTTAAAAGGTTATCAAAGGATTTAGACAGCAGAAAATTTGAAAGAGATATTAAGGCTATACAGGATCTGCGGAATAAGAATGATAACGACAAAGAATACCTTGAAAGTTTATCTAAGGAAAATGCAAAGGAAATTGAAAGAGTAAAATCTGTTATTGGTAAAAGTGAAAAGACTTTAAAAGTAATGTCAGACGCTTTTAATAACAATGAAGATTATAAAAAAATATCAGACGAAAATACAAGGATATGGAATCAGGCGTTTAAAAATTTAATTGCTAATGTAGATTTGGTTATACCTTTCATTGATAGCTATTTGATCGGCGAAGTTGACAAGATTGATTATACTGATTGGAAAGTAATAGAATTTATTTCGGAGATAGTAGCAGATTTTTTTCTCAGGATAAGGGAGAAGAATTAGAAATATTATTTCTAATGGAAAAAGAATTTCCTCAATGTTTCACCGGCGGCGATGTCCAAAAAGTAAAGATACCCGAAAAGCATAACATAAATAATATGATAAACGAACTTTGTAAAATACACTCTATAAGCTGGGAACAGGCAGAGCAATATACTAAGTATAAATATTATTTGATTTGTGCTTTGCAAAAAGTAGAGTTTTTAAACTTACAAAAAGATAGCTAATGGCAGAATCACTTTTAAATATTAAAATAACATCTACGGGCGGACTTCTTGAAGTTGACGGCAAAGGTGTAAAGTTAAATAAAAATATTGAAAAGAAATTATCTGATAAGGGTATTTTGAAAAAAGATTTGCTTACGATTGGTAAAATGGTAAGAGATCAGATTTCGAGTAACATTTACAGAGGTGTAAGGTTTGATACAAAGACTCCTGTAAAAGCACTTGCAAAATCTACAATAAAAGCCAAAGGATTTTCAAAGCCGTTGATTAATACCGGTAAAATGGTTTTGGGCGTAATTGTTGAATCAAAAGGTGACGGTGTGATTGTAAGAATGAAAGATACGCATTACCCGAGAAGGAAAAGCAAAAAGTATAAAGCAGGCAGTAGAAAAACTCCGACTCCGACAGTTGCGGAAGTAGCGGCTTGGAATAGCGAAGGAACGGACAGAATACCGGCAAGACCGTTTTTCGGAATAAATAAAACCGATATGAAAAAGTTTTCTCAAATAGTTTTTAAAGACAGATTATTTAAAAAATAGTTATGGGTGTTACAGAAGAAAAAATAATATTTACGACTGAATTAGACGCTAAGGGTTTAGACGCATTCCGTAAAGGTCTGAATGACCAAAGGAATGAAGTTAATGCGGTTGCAAGAGAAGTAGATAAAGCGGATAAACAATACAAAGTATTAAAAGAAACTGTAAAAGAATTAAACCGACTTAGAAAATTAGATGACAAAGATCTAAGGGCTTATATTAATTCAGTTCAGGCGGAAACGAAAGCGGTAACGGATTTAGATACTAAGAAGAAAAACTTAACCCGGACTACAAGAGAGTTTAGTGCAATTTCGCAAACGACAACCGGCAAAGTGCAAATAATGGGAAACACTTTGCAGACATTAGTTGGCAGAATTGAACTTACAGATAGTTCAATGGCAAATTCTGTAATTCAAATGGGTTTATTTTCAGGCGGATTATTAGGCATTGCAACCGCCGGAAGTATTGCACTTGCTAAATTATCTGATTTGGGTATTGAAGTCGCTAATTTTAATCCTGCAAAATTTACAGGATTTATGGCGGAGTTTTTCGCAAAGAACTTTCCGGATGAAGTCCAGAAAAAGAAATTAATAAATACTCCGAATGAAAATGATCCAAGCTTAATTATAAACATACCGAAAGAAGACCTTTTAGACAAAATTAAGCCAAAAGAAAAAATCCCAAAAACCACAGGCAGAGGCTCAACACCAAAACCGCCAAAGGAAGTAGTCGACAAAGTTGCTTTATTAATGGAAAAAATAATAGGTGAGTATATTGATGTTACAATCGGTTTAGTAGATTTTCCTTTTACGTTTAACGGCAGAACTTCACCGGATAAATTACAAGTTCCGCAAAAATACAAAGTTTCTCAAGGCGGCGGGAATGAGGGCGGGGCTTCAGATATTTCAAGACAGGAATATATGTCAGGTAAATTAGTTGAAGATAGCTTAACTGTTTATAACAACATCCAATCATTGTTCGGTTTGTTCGATGACGGCACGAATAAATTTATAAATAAAATGATGTCACTGTTTAATTTAGCAAATTCAATCGGTCAGGGTATAGGGTTTATTAAAACTATACTTGGATTCTTGCCGGGCGGGTCTATTGCTTCAGGTGCGTTAGGCAATGCTCCGTCTTTGGGCGGTGGCGGTTCAGCGGGTTCAAATTCACCTATTTATCTTGGCTCAAATTTTAATCCAATGCAGGTTTATAAAATAGGCAGACAGCAATTTAATTCATTCCAATCAAAGACAAGAGTAAATTGAGAATAGTTTTAGAAAAATATAGCTGGGCAAATACAACCGTAATTAATGAAGTAAATTTTTTCGGATTAACTAACCCGACATTAACTCAATCTTTGACGGTTCATAATAATTTAGCAAAATCTTATTTAGTTAAAGACTCTTTTGGTGATGTGAATTATGACTTCGCTAATGTAGATGAAAATAATTCTTTATATTTTTCCGCTTCAAGTTTATCTTTCCAATTATTAAATGCAATCGGACAAGGTGAAGATTTAGATTCATTCTTTGAAATTTATACAACAGATAATTATATAAAATTCAAACTGTTTATTTATGATGACAGCGAAGATTTGATTTATACTGCAATCATAAGCAAAGACGGTGTAAGTTATGCAAATAGAGAGCAAAGTATTATTTCAGTTTTGGCGGTTGGATATGAGAAAGAATTTAAAGAATACTACTCGAATGTTAAAATGGTTCATCCGGATTCAATTGATAATGAAAACTCAATCAAAGCAGATATTGACTTAACAGGGTTAAACTTCAAATATCTTTCTACGGTAATTGGTATTCTGTTTGAAAGAGTTTCAATAACATTCCCGTCAGTTGCCGGTGCTATGTGGGTAGCAGATAAGCCTTATATATATTCACCTTTAAGCGTTATGTCAGAAAATGATTTATTTGAATGTAAGTCAGGGTTAATAAATTTCTATAATGCCGGGATGACTTCATACGAATATTTGAATTTTATGTGCTTGTCTATGGGTTGGATTTGGTTTTTTTATTTGGACAGATTAATAATCAGACCGGCTTATGATGTAGCTTCGCCTGAATTGGTTATTGACTATAACGAAACTTTCCTTGAACATTCAATAGAAAATACTGTATTAGATTTTACAAGAGAAAATATTGTCATTGAATGCGGTGAGTATTATTCTAATCAAGACCCCGATCACGTTACAACTTACAGATACGATTTCCCTTTACAAATAAACTTAAATGCGACTTCGACATTCTACACAGGCGGACAAAAAAACATTGTGTATAGTTTGAACAATAATGATACAACGGAAATAAATTGTTATAGAAGTTTATTGTTTGAATCAGGTAATTTTTATTTCCCAAACTTTAATAATCATACTTCAAAAGTTTATGATAGTTCGGACAGATATTTCCGTTATTATAAATCTTTTTACACAACAGGGACTGGGTATATGTCAGCAACTACAACATACTATAATTATTCAGTCAATAATTCGATTGTGATTAACACAGGCGTTACAGGTCGGAATAATGGTTCATATTTAGATACAACAAATGCAAGAGGATCAACGGGCAGATATTATGGAAACGGTAATTCTTTGGCAACTACAAATGCTATAACGGATGTAGAAATCGGTTATACCGGCTCGGTCGGTGAAAGTGTAATTTATAAAGATATTGCAACAGGTAAATATTACAACTACGATAATTTAATGAAATTTGATTTTATGAAAAAGAATTTCCTTACTTATGTTTCAAATAACATAAATGTTCTATTAGGTTTGAGGATTAAAGCGTTAATAACTAATCCGTTACAAGTTCCGAAATTATTGAATTATGTTTATGCAAATATTAATAATATCAAAATGACAATTACGCAATTAGGTTATAATATATTTTCTAAGCTAACTAATATAAGGGTTCAATATTCTAATGAGTAATTATATTAATGGTGTCGGTTCTCCGCTTGTTGAGGTCAGATTAGTTTCAAATGATTTACTTGTTGATTCTATTTATTTAGATTTATGTATGTCAGGTGGATTAGTTGAAAATTATGCAGAGGATTTCAAGAGTGTGACTTTAGAAAATAACACAATTATTAATTATGATTTCAAAGCGTCAAGGATAACTTTTGATTTAGATTATTCTGAATATGTCAGGAAAGCAAATTTATTTTTGATTGAGAATATATTTTATTATAATTCTTTACCGGAAACTTATTATTTAAGGTTAATCCCTTCAAGAGATTTAATGAGCAGAGGTTTTAAAGTCGCATTGCAAGACGGTGCTTATTCTTTGGCTCATTTACCGGGTGGAGTTAAATCCAAAGGGCATAAATTACCAATAATAAGATTCATAACAACGCAAACTGTAGGGAAGAATTTCATAGATCAGGATTTATTATATGTAGCATTACCTTTTGCAAGTGCATAAAATTTAAACTAAAAATAAAATGTCAATTTCATTAGCAATAACATTCGGGCAGAGGTCGGGCAGTGATTGGGTAGAAGATACAACCGATTATTCAGCAACTTTAAAACTTGTTGAATTAAACGCTTTATACGCTCAACAAGCTCCGGCGTCAACTGACGGACACGGTCGCTGGACATTCACAAATGTTGCAGACGGCGACTACAAATACCAAAATAGCGGCGTTGACTTGGCTAACTTCGGGCAGATTAGAGTAGGTGCTTATGACGCTGTTAAAGTTACAGGAAACCAAACCATAGCCGGTAATAAAACATTCAGCGGAACTACGGTCGCTAAATTCAACGCAAACGGCAATTGCTCAATGGCGGGTTATGAACTATCAGGATTAGTTGATACTACAACGGGTTCAGCGGCGGTCAGATATGGTCAGGTAAATACTCTGATAGCGGCTTTAGCTGCAACAATAGCGGCTTATGATTACGCAAGGAGAGGTATTGGGATTACTCAAAATATAGGCAGTAAATGGATATTTACCGAAGAGACTCCATATATTACAAGTTCCGTTTCCGCTCCTTACCACGCTGCAACGGTAAAATATATTCAGGATTACGTAAACAATTATTTAAGCG